CCAACATGTTTGGAAGAAACGGAGGATAACGCATGGCCTTTTTAGACGAGACAGGGCTTACTAAGGTATGGACAGCCGTTAAGAATAAGTTAAGTGCCAAGCTTAACACGAATCATGTGGTTAATAACTACACGACAACCGCAGCAGGATATGCTCTTGATGCAAGATGTGGTCCTGCTATCAAAACGGCAATAGATGGCGTTACCGCTATGCAAGCGAGTACAACTTGGACACCGAAATTGTACGATTTTGATACATACAAAAGGGATATGCCGGGTTATGCGTTTTGGACGGATTTGGGTAGAATAAAGATAGCATACTACTTCAATAGTTCAAGTAACCCTCTCGATTTGAGCGGAATCAGTACAATGATGCAGATCCGTAATGTGCCATTTAATGATGTTTTAGGCGGCATAATATATTTTTCTGCTTTTGATATGACAGGTAGCAAGCCGCCACATGTAGTACAGCAATCAACTCGTGGCGAAGTTTACATCAGACCTAATGTTGTATCGTCAATGTTTTCTAACCCGTCTGATCCAGGTGGAATAACAGTTATACTATTTGGAGTTTAAGAAAGGAGTCTATAAATGGATAGAATCAAATTTTCAAATGGGCACAAATATGATTTAGCTGACGGTACGTCCCTTGGCAATATCGTAATTGTACACGCAGACCTTGCAACCTTACATGACGACATCATGGATGGACGTAACTTTAAGACCCTTACGTTTCTGGCATACGATCCGGAGACAGAAGAGGAAGGTGTAACAGCTGTTTACACCGATTTAATTTTAATGGCTCCTGCATACCATGTAAACGAGGACGAGTCTGTCACGATCTCGCTTAGGGAGAAGACAGACATTGAGAAGAGACTTGACGCTTTAGAGGAATCTCAGGACATTCAGGACGGCGCGATTGCTGATCTCGCCGAAGTGATCGGAGGGTAATATGGTAGCTTTTTATGTAAGGAAGATCCAGACCGGGCAGATTAATCCGAAGACCCATAGCGCATGGGTATTAGAGGACGTTCCCGCCAGATGGCGCAACGATGTTGCTGAGGCTCTGGAGAATTCAAAATGACACTTTTAACCACGTTTTCGAAAGGAGTACGCTATGAGCTTGATTGATGGTAATGGGCTGTCGGCTGCTGATGTAGCGGCAGTAACCGGAAATAACAATGGCAGTTGGGGATTTGGAGGAGACGGTGCTTGGCTCATCCTGATCCTTCTTTTGTTTGCAGCGTTTAATGGGAACGGAAACGGCTGGGGCGGCTGGGGTGGAGGCGGCCAGATGCCTTACCTTATGAATAACAATACTCAGAGTGATGTGCAGCGTGGATTTGACCAGCAGGCTGTGATGAGCGGTATCGGAGCGATTCAGGGAACACTTGCTGATGCTGCGATCGGACAGTGTAACCAGACAACTACCTTCCTCGGTACGCTTGCCAACAACAAGTTCGATACGATTACGACATTAAATAACGGCCACAATGCGATCCTTCAGCAGATGGGTAACTACGAGATGGCTCGTCAGCAGACCGGTAACGGTATTACTGCAGCCATTGCGGATCTGAAGTATACCATCGCTACCGAAGCCTGCGCTGATAGAGCAGCTGTTTCGCAGAACACCCAGATGATTCTCGACAAGCTCTGCCAGCAGGAGATCGACGCTCTCAAGACTCAGAACGCTAATCTTCAGACTCAGCTCAACATGGCTAATCTGGCTGCTTCCCAGAATGCTCAGACAGGCCAGCTCCTTGCAGATAACGCTATCCAGACAGCGGCTCTTAAGCAGGCGCTCAATCCGGCACCGATTCCTGCTTATGTAGTCCAGAATCCTTCATGCTGTACCCCTAACTATGGTTGTGGCTGCGGATGCAACGTAGGATAAGGAGGTGACGCATATGGCTGAATATTCAGCAAATGCCGTCCAGATTGTGAACCCCGGAGAGTCGGTAGTATTCACTGATGCGCCGGTTCCTTGCAATCGAGGCTTTGTGCGTCATCGGGACGGGACAGGCAACTTTCTTCTGTCGGGCACTTTAACAAATCCCGGACGATGCTGCTGTCAGCGATCAGTCAACTATCTCGTCGAGTTCGGAGCGAACATCTCTGTACCAACCGGCGAGACCGTTGGACCGATTTCGGTGGCACTGGCTGTGGATGGAGCAACGATTCCGTCGAGCCAGATGGAAGTTACACCTGCGGCGGTTGACCAGTATTTCAATGTCGGTCGTGCAATCAATGTACCTATTTGGATTGGTTGCTGCGAATCACTGACCGTCAGGAATACCAGTGAGATTCCGATTCAGGTGAGTAACGCTAACATCATCTTCACTCGGTAGGAAGGAGGTAACTTCAAAATGGATAGAGATATGATGAATGTACTCGACGCACTTGAGCAAAGTGTCATTCGGGAGATTCGCACTCTGAATAAGAAAGATACACTGTCCGCTACCGAGATCAAAGCGGCCACCGAAGCTATGTGCCTTTTGATGAAGATCAAGACATATAAAGAAGGTGGCATGATGGAAGATGAAGACGGACAGTCATATATGATGTGGCCATCGGATCACTACGATGAATACAGTAACAGACCGAGAATGACCGGACGCTATCATGTAAATGGTAGCTATGATCGGGGCAGATCTCCGGTTACCGGTCGATATGTATCTCGTGATCACGGCTACAGCGGTCATAGCATTAACGACCGCATGATCTCGCAGCTTGAGAACATGTACGACGAGGCGAAAACAGAATACGAGCGGGAAGAAGTTCGTAAAGAGATAGATCGCCTCAGAGGAAAGAGTAATTAATCCGGTAGGGAGTGGCACTTGCTGCTCCCTTTTATTCTATGGAGGTATGCATGAACCCAGAAGCACAGATGCTGGTTACAGCACTCTTATCAGCTATAACATCGTCGGGTGTCATGTCATTAGTCATATACCTTCTGCAGAGGAGAGATAAGAAAAAAGACCAAGAAACTGCGAATAACTCAGCGCAGTCACGGATGCTTCTTGGTCTTGGGCATGACAAAATCGTTTACCTGACAGATAAATTCGTCCGTAGGGGATCGATTACTCTTAAGGAGAAACGCAACTTGGAGTTCCTGTATAAGCCCTACGCTGATATGGGAGGAAACGGCGACTGTAAGATCGGATACGACGCATGTCAGAGACTGCCTGTAGTATCTGAGGAAGAAGCCGCCGAAGCGGACATTGCTATCAAAAGAAAGGAGTACGACATTGAGGATGAGTAATACTACCTATGACATTCTTAAGTGGATCGCTCAGATTCTTCTTCCGGCGCTTGGTACTTTATACTTTGCTCTGTCAAAGATTTGGGGTCTACCGTATTCAACGGAAGTTGTTGGAACCATCGCAGCAGTCGATACCTTCCTTGGCGCTCTGCTTGGAATCAGTACCGCAGCTTACAATAAGGAGCAAAGTTCAGGGGTGATCTAATGTACGACGAAGAAATCCAGGAGGTCATCGACGATCAGGATTATCTTGAGCACCATGGCATCTTGGGCCAGAAATGGGGTGTACGTAGATACCAGAATCGCGATGGCTCTTTAACTGCAGAAGGGCGCAGACATCGTGGACTTAAAGGCGACGGCCCGGGCGATAAGATCCGGAAAGCAAGACGTGCTGTTGGAAATGTCGTTAAGAAGGGCAGAGCGAAAGCAGCCGCTGCGAAAGCCAAAGTCGAAGAGAAACGCCGCACCATGGCTGAGAAAGACAAAGCTGACGCGATTGCGAAAGGCGATGCCAAAAGACTCATGAAGTATGTTCCGAAGATGACAGATCAGGAACTTGCTGAGGTTAAAAATCGCACTGCAAATATTACGGCGCTTCGCAACTTTGCTCCTAAAGAAAAGTCCACGATGGAGAAAATCAACCAGTGGGCGACGACTGCTAAGTCTATTACCGAATCTATGCAGAAGGTAGACGCCGCTTTGAAAGCATTACAAGGCGATACTGACAAGAAAGATAGCGATAAGAAAAAGAATGCTAACGCTGCTCCTGTGGATGGAACCTATAAGAAAGTCGGTGGATCTTATAAAGATCGTATGGATAAGCTGATTGAAGATTCTATTAAGAATTGGGATGTTGATACCAACACACCAGAATTCAACAGCAGAGCAGCGAGAGCGAGGAACAATTCGATTAGCGCTAAAGTCGACCGGATGTTTGCTGATCTGGAGGACGAAACACGCAAGAAGAACAGTTAAATAAAATACACTAGAAAAGGAGTTGATCACGAATGCTATCAAATACGGCAACTCCTATCTACTACGGGAGATTCCGTGAAGCTGTGCTTCGAGGTGAAATCCCCGTAAACAGAGAGATCTCTATGGAGATGAATCGGATCGATGATCTGATTGCAAATCCTGGAGTATATTACGACGATGAGGCTGTCGAGGGTTGGATTAGATTTTGTGAGAACGAACTGACTCTAACAGATGGTTCCGACTTCCATCTCCTTGACACATTTAAGCTATGGGGCGAAGAGATCTTCGGCTGGTATTACTATGTCGAACGCAGTGTCTATGAGCCATATGAAGATGGATATGGTGGACGCTATGTAACGAAGAGAGTCTTAAGAAGACTTATCAACAAACAATACCTCATCGTCGCCAGAGGCGCTGCGAAATCAATGTACGATGCCTCGATTCAGGCATACTTCGCAGCAGTCGATCCATCAACTACACATCAAGTCACGACCGCCCCAACAATGAGACAGGCTGACGAAGTTATGTCGCCGATACGAACTGCGATCACAAGGTCCAGAGGACCGTATTTCAAGTTCTTAACTGAAGGATCGCTTCAGAACACCACTGGTGCGCGAGCTAACAGAGTTAAGCTGGCGTCGACCAAAAAGGGAATCGAGAATTTCTTGACCGGATCTCTGCTTGAGGTTCGCCCGATGTCAGTCGATAAGTTACAAGGACTTCGATCCCGCATCAACTCAGTAGACGAATGGCTGTCTGGAGACATACGCGAAGACGTTATTGGTGCTATAGAGCAGGGTGCGAGTAAGAACGACGACTATCTTATTCTGGCAACAAGTTCAGAAGGAACCGTTCGAAATTCCGTCGGCGATACAATCAAAATGGAGCTAATGGACATCCTTAAAGGGAAGTACATTAACCCGCATGTCTCAATCTTTTATTACAGACTTGATGACGTTAAAGAAGTTAATGATCCGTCAATGTGGCTAAAGGCTAATCCAAATCTCGGAAAGACCATCTCTTACGAAACCTACCAGTTGGACGTAGAGCGAGCAGAGAATGCGCCGGCAACTAGAAATGACATTCTTGCGAAACGCTTCGGAATTCCAATGGAGGGATACACATACTTCTTCACATACGAAGAGACTCTCCCGCACAAGAAAAGAGAATACTGGCAAATGCCGTGCGCTATGGGATGTGACTTGTCGCAGGGTGACGACTTTTGCGCGTTTACATTCCTGTTCCCGCTTGGAAACGACTACTACGGCGTTAAGACCAGAAGCTACATATCCGAGCGAACTCTTGCGAAACTGCCGCTTGCTATGCGGATGAAATACGAAGAGTTTATGGAAGAAGGAAGCCTTATTGTGATGCCGGGAACAACCCTGGATATGACGGAAGTTTATGACAATCTTGACAGCTTTATTAATAACGACACCGCATATGATGTGAGATGTGTCGGATATGACCCCTACAATGCAAAAGCATTTATTGAGCGTTGGATAACCGAAAATAGCCAGTTCGGTGTAGAGAAAGTAATACAGGGAGCGAAGACTGAGTCCGTCCCTCTGGGAGAGTTAAAAGCCCTAGCAGAAGATCGTAAGCTGCTCTTTGATGAAGAGCTAATGACATTTACGATGGGCAATTGTATAACGCTCGAAGATACGAATGGAAATCGTAAACTTCTTAAACGACGTTATGAGCAGAAGATCGATAACGTTGCGGCGCTGATGGACGCCTGGGTCGCATATAAGCTGAACAAAGATGCATTTGAGTGAGGTTAGATTATGTCTAATTACTATGTACATCGTAACCACGATTACGATGATGAACTGGCACATGCCTTTGGATTTAGAAAAATCGGGTCACAGAAACCCGGTCACAAATATTACGCAAGAGAAGGTGGCCCGGGGCATTATCTCTATTTCTATTCGCCTGCCGAATACGCTGCTTACAAAGCCGGTAGGACTATCAGCAAAGGAGCGACCGCAGTAAGAAATGGTGTGACGAGCGGTGTATCTAAAGCTAGTTATGCTGTGAGACGTGCCGCTGGTAAGGCTGGAACGGCTGTTGCTAACGCTACTGGATATTCTGCAAAACAGAGAGCTGATCGTTTGCAGGCGTTTGCTAACCGGCAGACTGTACGAGCTAAGAATGGTAAACCGGGTTCTATGGAGCGCGTCAACGCTTATGGCTTGAAATATACAGCAGAGGGTGCGGCTCGTAAAGCCAGAAAAGCTTATGAAATTTCACCGCTTGGCAAGCTGGAAAAGACTGTAAAAGGTATACCAGGAAAAGCCAGAGACGCTCGACTTAAAGTAACGGATGCTGCTGGAAAAGTTAGAAATGTCGTAGGAAAAGCTCCCGGTAGTATTGCTAAAGCCGCGAGACGTGGCACTAATGCTGTGGCAGATGCTACGGGGTATTCCGAGAGACAGAGAGCGCAGCGACTGAAAGCTAATGCTGATCGTAGAAGCCATAATGGTAATACGGGCGCTAGTAGTAAGGGTAGAACCGCCTGGTTTGATGCATATGAGGCATCTAAGAAAGCATCCAAATCCTATTCTAAGACACCTCTCGGCAAAATTGAAGGCGCCGCTAAACGTGCTGGATCTGCTGTAAGCGGAGCCGCCGGAAAAGCTAAATCCGCAGCGTCGTCTGCCGCTGGGACTGTAAGAAAAACCGCTAGGAAAGCTGGAACGGCTGTGGCATCTGCCCCCGGAAGAGTATCCGGAGCAGCTCGTAGTGCAGCAGGAAGAGTTTCTAGCGCCGCTCGTGGTGCAGCCAACAGGGTAAATAAAGCCATGGACGATATCGATCGTGCTGCTTACAGAGCTGGTAGGTATTTCGAAAGCCAGAATCAAGCTCGTGAAGCTGCCGCTAGGGAAAGATATCTTAAGAAGCAGAAGAAAAAGAGTGGCGCAAAAGCCTGAATGAGAGAAGGTGATCAACGCCTATGAGTGCTATCACATGGGATAAGGTCGGCGAGCGCATCTATCAAACAGGCGTTGACCGTGGCGTATTTTACACTGAAGCCGGCGGTGAATTTATTCTTGGGGTTCCGTGGAATGGTCTTACCAGTGTCGAACCATCTCGTGAAGGTAGAGAACTGTCTTCTCTGTATTCAGCGGATTACAAGCGGGATGCTACATCCACATTTGAAGAATACGGCGGAAGTATTACAGCTATTACTTGTCCCGAAGAAGTATCACTGGCGACAGGAGCTATAGATGTCATACCCGGAGTTCGTACGTATCAGCAGGATGCTACACGCTTCGGCCTTAGTTACCGCACATTCGTTGCGAACGATGTGTATGGAGCAGACTTTGCGTATAAGCTCCATCTGATCTACAACGGACAGTTTACGGGTATATCTGATACGTCTTCGACTATAACAAACTCCGCAGGATCGTACGAAATCACATGGGATTATGTCACGTTCCCTCTGCTATACGGAGATCTAATGCCATTCTCCGAGATCGTAATCGACTCTAGGTTCATACCAGCGGAAGTCCTATCGTCTATCGAAACCATACTTTATGGCTCTAACGATGACGATCCGAGGCTGCCACTACTTTCGGAGATTGTATGGTTATACGAGCAATACATGTATACGGAAGTCGATACGGACACGTTTGATGGGTACCCAGCTACAGATATATATCCGTCGGGAATTAAATACCCGAAGATTGGAGATGGACAATGAATATAGTATATGATCGCGTCGAATGGGAAGATCTCCCTCAGAAGACTACGCCATTAAACGCCGAAAACCTTAACAATATGGACGCCGGAATTGCTAACGTTACCGATCTCGCTAACGAAATAGATACTAGAGTTGGTTCTGCGATAACCACTGAAGAACTCGATGAAATTCTGGAACAGTAACTAGAGGAGGTAAACTTCAAAATGGGATTTACAGACAGGCTCCAGCATGCTTGGAACGCATTTCTGGGGCGCGATCCGACTAAACTAACAGGTTCGAATTACGGTCCAGCCACCTCTCTTTACCCCGGAAGGCCGAAACTTACGAGAGGCAACGCGCGATCTATGGTGACATCCATCATAAATCGTATCGCTGTTGACGTAGCATCAATCGACGTTCAGCATGTGTACCTTGACGATGCCGGGCGATACATCGAACCGGTAAACTCGTACCTGAATGAGTGTCTAACAGTCTCAGCTAATCTGGATCAGACAGCCAGAGACTTCATGGAGAATGTGGTCTTCACACTTCTTGATGATGGAACGGTAGCAATTGTTCCGGTCGATACTACGGTTGATGCGACTAGAAACAACGCCTTCGACATCCAGACGCTCAGAGCTGGACGAGTCGTACAGTGGTATCCGAAACACGTCAAGATCAACGTCTATAACGAAAATACCGGCAAAAGGCAAGACATCCTTATGCCAAAGCAGTCAGTTGCTATCGTACAGAATCCGTTCTTTCAGATCATGAATGAACCGAATTCGTACTATCAAAGGCTGCTGGATAAGATTCGGATGCTTGACACCATTGACGCTGAATCAGCGTCTGGAAAACTGAATATGATCATTCAGCTGCCGTATACGATTAAGTCAGAAGCCAGACGAGAACAAGCTGAAGCTCGCCGGAAAGATATGGAGATGCAGTTATCTACATCGAAGTACGGTGTGGCATATACGGATGCAACCGAGAAGGTAACACAGATCAACCGTGCTGTGGAGAATAACCTTTTCACACAGGTTGAGTTCTATATGAAACAGTGGCTTGCACAGCTTGGGTTGCCGATGACCGTCTTTGATGGAACGGCTGACGAAGCGGCTATGCTGAACTATCAGACACGCACGTTGGAACCGATCATATCAGCTATTACAGACGAGATGAAGCGCAAGTTCTTGACGAAAACCGCAAGGACAAAAGGACAGTCGATCATGTTCTTCAAGGATCCGTTCAGTTTGGTTCCGGTTAACCAGATCGCTGACATTGCTGATAAGTTTACTCGAAACGAGATTCTTACCAGTAACGAAGTCAGGCAGATTATCGGATTCAAGCCGTCCGATGACCCGAAGGCTGACGAACTTGTTAATGCTAATATGCCAATGTCTGATACCGGTATGGAAGGATTCGGAGAGGAAGAGGCAGCAGAAGAAGTGCCAGAGGAGTAATCCCCTAGGCGCTTATTTTATGGGAAGGAACTTCAAAATGGCCAGAGATTACGACTTTAGCGGATGGGCCACGCGCAACGATATCCTTTGTACTGATGGAAGAACCATCAGAGACAATGCATTTAAAGATTGCGATGGTGTCAGCGTTCCGCTTGTATGGGCTCATCAGCATGATAGCCCTGAAAATGTTCTGGGGCATGCAATCCTTGAAAACAGGCCAGGCGAAGGTGTCTATACCTATGGATATTTTAATGATTCTCCAGCAGGACAGTCAGCCAAAGAAGCTGTTCGGCATGGTGACATCAAGTATCTGAGCATCTTTGCCAACAAATTAAAACAGCAGGCTGGAAATGTACTTCATGGAGTAATCCGAGAGGTCAGTCTTGTCTATGCGGGAGCCAACAAAGGCGCTTTTATCGACAATGCTGTTTTGGAACACGCTGATGGATCCTACGATCTGTCTGAGGATGAAGCAATTATCTTCATGGGAAAGCGCATCACGCCGTCTGAAAGCTATGACGACGAGCTTGAGCATGCCGATGATGACGATGACGAGCTTCAGATTCCTGACATCTGGGACTCATTCAACGAAAATCAGAAAAAGGTAGTAATGTATCTCGTCAAGCGCGGGATTGTTAACTACCTCACAAAACAAGGAGGCAGTATGAGCCATAGCGAATACGACGAGTACGAAGAAGCCCTCGACGAGGAGATCGAAGACGACGCCTACGACGAGGACGAGGATTACTCCGAAGACTACGATGAAGATTACGTAGAAGACGAGTATGACGAAGACGACGAGGACTATGACGAGGAATACGACGAGTACGACGGAGACCTCGAACATGGTGACTACGACGAAGACTACTACGAAGGAGACGATAATATGTATTACAACGTTTTTGATAGCGAATCTGCACCGGACGAGACCCTGTCTCATGACGAGATGAGCACCATCATCGAAGATGCAAAGCGCTACGGCAGCATGAAAGAATCTTATCTTGCGCATGCAGAGGAATACGGCATCGAACAGATCGACTGGCTGTTCCCGGAACCGAAGGAGATGCACACCACTCCTGAGTTCATCAAGCGCCCGGATAACTGGGTAACTGCAGTCATGAACGGCGTTCATCACAGACCGTTCAGCCGGATCAAATCCACCTTCGCGGACATCACCGAGGACGAGGCTCGTGCTCGTGGATACCTGAAGGGCAGACTGAAGAAGGAAGAGGTCTTCTCTCTGCTGAAGAGATCCACCACTCCGACTACTGTTTACAAGAAACAGAAGCTGGATCGTGATGACACCATCGACATCACCGATTTTGATGTCATTGCGTGGCTGAAAGGCGAAATGAGAATCATGCTGGACGAGGAACTGGCAGGTGCTTACCTGTTCGGTGACGGCCGTATCGCATCTGACGACGACAAGATCAGCGAAGATCACATCCGTCCGATCGTGTCTGACTCCGACCTTTACACCATCAAGTATGGTATTGCTCCGAAGTCTGCTATTCCGCAGGGTGCTACCAGCATCGAAGACACCGCTTCTTACTATGTTAAGGAGTTCATCTATGGTGCGATCCGCGCTCGTAAGGGCTACAAGGGCAGCGGCAATCCGACTCTGTTCACCTCTGAGTCCATCCTGTCTGAAGCTCTTCTGCTTGAGGATACCATCGGACATCCGCTGTACAAGACGGAAGCTGAGCTGGCTACCAAGATGCGTGTATATCGTATTGTCACTGTTCCGGACGAGATCATGGCTCGCGGAAAGCTGAATGGTAAGCAGGTGCTTGGCGTTATCGTCAACCTCGACGACTACTATGTAGGCGCTGATCAGGGTGGTGCAGTCAACATGTTCGATGACTTCGACATCGACTACAACCAGATGAAATATCTGATCGAGACCAGATGCTCCGGTGCTCTGGTTAAGCCGTTCTCTGCGATCGTTCTTTACGCTGATTCCGCATCCGGACGTAACTCCGCGATTGTCGGTGATGGCGTTAAGATGAGCACCCTGGTTGACAAGGTCAGTGACTAACCTGCGAAAGGAGATTTGTTATGAGACTTAGAAGAGAAACTGGCGACTTCAGTATCGTAGTCGCGGAAGATTACTCTGTAGCAAAGCCGATCCGGAAGAACCTCATTCTTGAGGATCTTCTGGGTGTCATCGTTGACTACAACGGTGTTCTGGAGACTGTTGTTAAGGTTGCAGCTGGCTCTACGGCAGGTACTTTCGTTGCTACGACCGATTCTCTGAAGCTGACCTATACGAAGGCGACGGGCGTCGTTACTGCAGTAGCGAAGTCCTGATCTGTAATTCAAAATG